TAATCATTGCCGATTCAGCAGAACCAAGATTAATTGATGATTTACGATACCAAGGATTGAATATTCAGGCGGTTAAAAAAGGTACGATTGAATCGGGAATAATACGAATGCAAGATTACCAAATAATCTTAGAACCAAATTCCGTAAACTTAGCCAAAGATTTTAAATTAGCAGTTTGGGTTCCTGAAGATGTTTTTATTCCTTTAAAAATAATCTTTGAATTTGTTTTTGTATTGATGATTTCATCTTTTGTGATGTAAAAATCATCCGATAATCCAGCAGTTTCTATTTTATCGGTAAACTCTGGAATGATTGAAACGTGTGCAGATGTTAATGTATATCTTGTAAATAATATAACGTGTCCAACTTCATACGTTAAAAGTAAAAGGAATGAGTTTAAAGCATACGATTTACCTGAACCACGACCGCCAGTTACTACAAAATATCGTGATTCTGATTTGAATAATGGTACATACTTTTTATTTAGCTTTATCACTCGAATTTTACAATATCTTTAATATCAAAGTCATTAATTGTATGTGTATTATTTTGGTCAATTACTTGTTTTGGCATACCATAACGATATTGTAACCAAGTTTTAATTGCATTCGTGTCTCCATCGTCAACACGTTCAGCTAATTTCTTCCAAATTGATTCTGGAACTTTGACTAAATCCATAGTTTCAATTAATGAAATAACTTCATCTTTTTTCAAACGACCAGAATTTGGTCTTGCTCCACCACGTTGTTTTATTATTTTATCTTCCATATTGAAAAAAATTGAAATCCAAACTAATTAATTAAATATATTTCTTCTTTTACTAATTTCCAATAGCATAAATCATCAATCTTTAATTTCAATGTAATGATAAACGAAACAAAATACAATGCACATTCTTTAGCAAAGAATTTCGTTACACAAAAATATAAACAATTGTGATAAATGCTCAATGCCATTTCATCAGGTTTTTTATTGTACATTTTCTTTGTATTCAATGTAAATTTTTCGGATTTGATTGATGTAATCTCTCCAGCACGAATCACAACTTGTTTGTTCTAATTGAATATTGAACACATTAAAATAAACTTGTGATAATTTTCGCTGGTCCAATATTGTAACCTCATAACGGTCAATAGAAAACCAATCTTTAAGGTACGCATAGTCTTCTTCATTTAGACAATTAATTTTTTTGTAAGGGAATAACTCATTTAACTTTTTTTTGCGTTCATCACAACCACAATCCCATCCAATTGCTTGTGCTAATTTTTCAACTCCAGCTTTAATTCCAGTCGCTTTTGTAATTGCTTCAATGGTATCTCCTACTCCTTGATGTTTTCTTTTTGCCATAACTTTAATTTTTGTTTACAAGTTTTGATAGTATTGTATATTGATGTAAAACTTATTCCCGATTCTCTCGACATTTTTCTCATTGAAATACCTTTGTTTACCCAAATCATAAATAACATTCTGTCATAATCTTCCCACGTTGCTATAAAATCAATGATTGGTTTTGCAAGTTCTAAAATAAAATCATCATTTGATGAATCAATTAAAAGGTATTCAATATCTTTTGTAATTTCAACTTTGATAACTTTATTTTTATGCAAGTTCATTGTTAATGAACGCAACGTAAAATAAAAATATGCCTCATTAATTGGCTTATCTAAATCAATTATTTTGATGTATGCTTCATGTACAATGTCTTCAGCATAATTAATATCTCCAAAACGTTTGACCACGTTTACCCAATGCCGATGCTTTGACAATATGTGGTCTAAATTCTGCATTAATCTTTTCGCTGATTATAAATTGCAAAGCACATAATTAAAATAAATCCTATTTCTATTAATCCAACAAATAAACCTAAATTTTCTAAATCATTCATAGCTTTTCTATTTCGTGATTCAAATACCAAACTGCTTTTTTTAAGTCTTGAATCCTATTTTCTTTTTTATCGGATCGCAAAATATATTTAATTGCATTACCCAAACTAAAATTCAAATTAAAATCTTCAATAATATCAATCACTTCAAATTTATTACCTTGATAATGGTCTGGACTATTAATTAAATCTTTCATTTTCAATTATTTATGTAAATATAACAATTTTTTATATTTCAACATTAATTCCGTAATTTTTTAACAAAATGTTTAATTGAATAGACAATCCTTCAGCTTTTATATCATCCATCCGTGCCATTTCCGTACCTAACTGATAAAAGTTCAACATTGCATCTGTGGCATCAATAAATTGTTCTGTTACCTTCATTCCTTGTTCGGAATAATCGCCCGTAGGAAGTAAGATTTCAATGGTTTTTTTTAATTCTTTGACTAATTGATTAGTCAATGATTTAATCATTTGCTTGTTAGCTGGATTACCTTCCCATTCATCCTCAATCACGTGAATCATTGATTGACACAATGCGAAATATTTTAATACTTTGTCGAAATTTTGTTGTTCTTTTGATGTCATTTTGTTTTATGTTTAATTGATTAAAAATTGCTTGTCTATTCCAAGCTGTCATAGCATTGTTATTACGAATGTGCTAAAACCTCGTGTTCACTTTATGCTATTCAGAAGTTGTGAACAATTACTTTCTGAATCCGTAGTCAGGACAGGATTCGAACCTGTATGATGTACTGCTTCACTTCCAAAACGGTTGATTCCCTTGTATGGACGCATCGACACATCTCCTATTTAATCTTATAGTGCGTCTACCAATTCCGCCACCTGACTATATTTTAATCCAAGTATCAAATCTATTAAAAGATTCATTTATTTTAAAAGGTTCTAAATGAATTTTTGTTTTTGATTCAATAAATTTACACATTTTAATCGACTGCTTTGTTTTTCTGTTGGTCTTATCAAGCAATGTTTCAAAGTCATCGTAAATTTCAATGATGTTATCATCAACAATGTTTTGATATTTACCATTCATTTTATTTTCAAATAAGTGTTTAATTTTTCAATCAGTTCATCCAAACTTCGTACAATCTCATAACAATAATGATTTTCAAAAGCTATTTTTTCAAAGTTCTTTTGCGTTTCTTGTTGTTTGCCAGTCATTGTTTTAACCTCAATAAACAAACCATTATGCAATTGATTTCCTTGCATAATAAACAAATCAGCAACTCCAGCTTTTACCCCTTCAGCTTTTAATTTTCTTGCAACTTGAATGTTTCGTAAACCCCCATTTGGAATTGCAAAATAAGGAATTTGCACCCAATCTAAATAATTACAAATTGCAACCTGAATTTGATGTTCTTGATTTTTCATTTTAAATTAATTTTTGCATTTTAACAATTTTGTCGTAATAAATGGTAAACCTTTTTTCTTTTGCCCATTTGTAAAACTCAAAAGATTTCATCCCGATAATTTTAGAAAATTTGAATAATTCCAAAATTGATTCTCCAATATTTTGTTCGAAATAATCATTCATTGTTTTATGATGTTTTATTACTTCCAATTTATTTAAGGTTGATTTTTCGGAACTTGATTTTTTCCACAATGAAATAAATCCTTTTGATGTGATTGCAATTGTGTAACCGTGAAGGCAATTATCGCAATATCCCTGACAATCTACTCTTTCAATTTTTTGTAACTTATCACAATAAGGACAATTTAATTTATCTGCATCTATTTTCTTTTTCATTTCAAAATAATTTTTAGTTTTCCATTTTCATCTAATTGATAATAATTGACTACCATAAAATTAATAAATTCCTTATAATCATTTGTTTTGTCAATGCTTGGTTTTGTCATTTCAATTATCCCAGTCATTACCAAAATGTCAAATAAATGATTCAAACCCCCGTAAATCCATTTGAAATTGGCATCTTTACGTAATTGGTCTGCATACATATTCGCAGTATCAATCGCTTGTTTTTTCAAAATCTCCATTGTTGGTACTGGCAATGGTTCTGATTAAATAACTTTGTATTTTATTACATTTGAGGATTTAACACCTGAAGAAATTAAATTAGCTTTTGAATTTGTAGTAGCTTGAAAATTTAACATTGATGAAAAATGTTTGTAAAATTTTTATGTGTAGTATTTTGGTGGGAGTATTGAAGCATAAAATAAATATTTAAGTAAAGAATAAAAGGCG